GCCTAATCTCGGGAAATGGAATAGTGGCGATTACTCAAAAGCTACCGACAAGCTTCGTCAAGAAATGACGAAAATTGTGCTCGAAGCTGTAATCGAAACCATCTTTCCTAGATATTGGGAATTCTTGAATTACAATTATGAACAGGTCGTCCGCCTTCCCGCGGGAACAGTCGAAGTCATGAAATCTTTAATTACTTTAGAGAATAGTCTCTGTAATATGAGGATTTTTGACAATATCGAAAGGGAAGGGTTGCCTACTTACGAGAAAGGTGATATTTATATGAAATATAAATGGTGCCATACCACAGATCATGGTAGCACTGAATCATCTTTTGACCAAAAGAACGGTCAACTCATGGGAAATGTTGTAAGCTTCGTCATACTATGTATGGCGAATTATGCTATAAGACATCTTTCCTTTGAGCTCACTCACCGGACTACTCTTACCGTATCGGAACTAGAAAGAATCTCACCAACTTTGATCAATGGTGATGATATCTTGTTCCGCTTGGTTCGTCAATATGACGGCCGCGATTTCCTCAGAGGGATACAGAGAAAAATCTCTTATCTTCCTTCTGAAGATGTCCAGTATCAAATCTGGACTGAAAATTGTTGGGCCGTTGGTTTAGAACCTTCGCTAGGTAAGAATTTCTTAAGTGATGATTTCTGCATGATCAATAGCAGACTCGTAAGAATAAAGAGAGATTTGAATGATCTTCCAACTCGTGCGCAATTGGCACAAGTTCGTAAATTCGGTAGAACTGATATCCTTGGAATGGATCCAATTCTTAACGAATATGGGCTGAAGAAAAAAGAAAGATTTCCATTCGCCACCGATTACTCGATTGTGAGTTCTTGGCGGTTAGTGGAAGTCAATTTTATAAACTTCGGCTACCTTACGAATAGAAGGAAGAATGATTGTACAAAAGATCTCTCCTATACAGGCATGAGACGTGTCCAATGCGATGACGTCCATGGAACTCCAGATGGACCAAGTTCCTTAACGCGGTTATACAATTTGCGTGGTATGTACGAAGAGTGCGAAACACCTTTCCAGGACGTTTCGAACACTGCTCGAGATATACTACACAAACATGCAAAGCCTATATTGTTAGCATACGGTTTAAACTTCATTAAGCTCGACCGAGAGGAAGATTTTCTTTCTCTCAGGAAATTAGTGAAGATAACCAGATGCCTCGATGAGAGCCAAGCATGTATAACTGACAGTCTAACTGGCAAGATCTATAGCAGCATGAATACTATTGAGTTGAACTCAAAGTTACACAAGCGTCTAAAGAAGCTGCGAGATACCGGTAGGTTTTTAATGGACAAAGAGCGAGTCATCGCTAATGAGCTAAACTCATTGGCATTGTTGTGGGGTGATGGGGATACTATATCCTCCACCATCGAGGTGCAAGAAGAAGAGTTATTGGGGAACGAAAAAGTTTTGAGAAACTTTGAACGCATCCGACTCTGTGGCGCTTCAAGACTGGAAGTCTTGGTACCAAAAAAGCATCATAGACGTAATGGAAACCCGAATGAAGGTAGAGAGAAGACTCCTCTACCTGACTTCAATTAGTTTAGGTAATTTCAGAGCTATGCTCTGGCCGCGAGAGCGGACTTAGTAAAAATTACCCACCAACCAAAGGTGGATATGGTAACGAATGTACATGTTACCATATCAGGGTGTCCATAAATCCATATGACGGAAATATGGTTAGGTGTTGCGCAG